ACTATAGTTGGATATTCACCAAGATAAGTACCAGCATCTAAATCTTTTTTAGTAACTAAATACTTATGCATATGTTCAATGTTATCGTAATTTGCAAGAATATCTTTTGCTAGCTTATCGAATTCACTATCTGGAATTAAGTTTGTATCAAGCTGGTAATAGGCAAATGCGCACATTAAGTATTTAGCTATTGGATTCTTCATTATTGAGAATCCACAACCGATTGCGCCACAGAATCAGTATAAAACTTATCCTGATGAGCTATGTTAATCTTAGTAGATAGAGTAACAGCCAATCCACTGTTTCTATCTAGAAGTCTTTGGGCAAGTTCATCTTGCTCCTCTATTGATAACATTTCTAGATCATCTATCATTCTATTTAAATTAGCCATAAATTAAACTCCCTTTTTAATTTTATACTTATATTATACCATGCTTTTACGTAAATGTACACTAAAATAAACATAACATGTTAATTAGTTTCTACGCATGGTAGCATAGTCAACAACGTTTGTATCTTTATTGACAGGTACCATATTAGATTTGTGCATAGTAGCAATACCAGTAATATAATCACCGGTGTACTGATTAGCAGTTTTTTTAGTTGCTACACGACCAACATAATTAGATGTAGGTTGAGATTTATTATTAGTATATACAGGTACTTTGTTGCCAGAACTTTTTGTTTTGTTCTTAAGTTGATCTGGATGAACACCTCTTGACTTTAGCCATTTATCGTGCTCAGCTTGAGCTTTAAGCCAACCTGGTTTACGAAAAGCTTTTTTCTTTTTAGTATTATTATTGTTGTAATAAATTGGTAATAGATGCATTGTCATGTTGTATGGCTCCAAATAATTTAGTTAAGTCAATATATCCATAGTTGATGGCAAATAATAAAGCAACGATTATCATAATAATAATTGCATTACGAAAGAACCAGCCAACTATGGAAAAAAATACACCTACAAGCAATGCTCCAGCTACAGCGAAGAAGAGGAGTTGAAAAAATAGTGGTAGCATTGCCTGTATTTCAGAAGGACTAGGCATATATGTCTAGTTCCTTTTGCGCTTCCTCAGGTGTGGCGAAATACTCGCTGTACCTATTGTAGGGTTGGATAAATCCTTCGGAATTATCTATCTTACCTACATACCAGCCAGCAGCTGAGGCCATAACGATAGCTTCTGATACGCCATCGTTATCGAATTGGATGTCTTTGATTTGTTTGGTAAATTGCATTTTAGTTTCTCCGCTTTTTTCATTTTATAATTATATTATACCATAGTTTTATCTAAAAGTAAAGGAAAATAAACATAACATGTTAACTAGTTTTATTTTCATACATTTCAAGTTTTTCATTTAGCTCTTTAATTCTTTTATATAGAGCATATTTTTCTTTGGTTTCTTCAGCTAATTGCAATTTTAATAATTCTATTTCATTATAAGTTTTCATCATCAATATCCATTTCAAAAACAAATTCAGTGTTATCGTCATCGTCTAAAGTTAGAGTTACTTCATTTTCTTTTACGAACTTCTCATCAACTTTCTTTTGAAAGCTGATGATATTTGATTTAGGATTTTCCATTACGCCATCTCGGAAGCTGTATAATGTTGTGGTAACTTATAAGTCTTTAAAGAAGCTAAGTCTGATAAAGTATAAGTACGTATGTTTGTGGTATATGGAAAAAGTGATAAAGCATTATCGATTGATTCGTCTTCGGTCTTACCGAAACCTGCAAGATCAATTCCGTTATCGAAAGTCATTTCAGTAATAAATTCGATTTTGTCATTAGTATTTTTCATATTAAATTTCTCCGCTTTTTTGATTTTAATATATATATTATACCATAAAAAAACGGCTTTGTAAAGGAAAAAATGCACTTTTTTTAAAGTTTGTTGTTAACATGTTAAACATTGGCTGCTGGGGTAGGAGTCGAACCTACAAGCTTGAAGCACACGAGAAACAATCGTGCGTGTTTACCAATTTCACCACCCAGCAATAAACCTATATGGTTTCTAAAGCCGGGATCATTCTTGTGATTCCGATACCTCCACCAACTCTTGGAAAGAAATCAAACTTTAAGAATTCTTCTAACTCTGCTTCTACTCTTTCTTTACCGAATAAATCAAATAAAAGATTAGCATATGCACCATCTGTAATAGTGTGAAAAGTGTCACGCATCATATCTACATCGCATGAACGTTCAGCTGAACCTATTGTTTCCATACCACCTAATATAACATCAATCTTTTTAGATCTTATACCATCTTCGTATCTACTCATATTCCAAAATGGACTTGTAAATTCCGGAAAGTCTGTAATCATTGCTGTTCCAAATTGATCAAACATTTTTGTTTCGTGTTCTGCTTCTAATTCTTGTTCTGGTTTTAAACCAAAGAATTGCTGCCATCTTCCGTAAGTTCTTTCTTCTGGTTTTTTAAATCCTAAGTATTCAAGAAGTTCGTATTCCATTCTTGCAAGGCTATATATGTTACCTGGCATTTCAAATTCAAACATTGGAAAGATTATGTCGTGTCTTCCAGGTATTGCATTTGGTTCTTGTCTATAAGATGTTGATACACAAAAGAAACCTTTTGATTCAGGTTTACTAAGCAATTCGTGTTCTAACCACATTTGTCCTGTTTGTGGTAGTGGCCAAACTTGTCCTGCATAGTTATATGTAGCAACATTAAATGGATCTTCGCATGCTGCAAGAATAGATAATCTATTTTGGGTGTGTACTTCTAAAAAGCCTTTGTCCAAAAAAAATGACCTTAAAAGGCCAACTGTATCTGTAAATTTTTGTGGGGGTATTAGTTGAGTCATAGTATTTCCTTTTTTTCATAAATCATATTATATATACAAGTTTTACAATAAATTTGATAAATGTTTTGAATGTATTTTACAACCTATGAAATTATTATAATATTTGTCGCTAAGCAACACATTATTGTCAAATTGAAGTTTTGCTTCGTGATATGACATTTCACCTTTTGTTTTACAGAGTATTAGTATTTCTCTTCTGAACTTTCCGGTTCCATGTTCTTCCACAAGTTTACATACTTCATTGGACGATCCATAATACTGTTTCCAGTCTGACTCTGTACGCGTTCGTACTCGTCTCTTACGTTTTTTAGTGATGGGTAATGTTTTAGGTTTCCAGAAATTCTTCTTTCCAATATACTTCTTGTTGGTGTCCAGTTCAGTAATCTCATATACAAATCCTTGGAAGTCTTCTGGTGTTGTGTCGTAAAGCTTGTTATTATAATACCACATAATATTATTTATTAAGGTTTATCAACCTCTTCTGGTTCAGCTCTTCTTCCACATAACGAACAATATTTTGGTTTTTCTTCTGAAGCAACATAAGATATGTTATCGCATTCTTCACACTCTATTTCGTAATCCTTCAACGATCTCTCTCTTTCTTTTATCAGATGCTTTGAACCACTCAGCTATTTCCTGAGTAGTTCTTCCACATCCAATACATACTTGATTTTCGACTTTGCAGACTTTCACACATGGCGAAATTATCTTAGAAATCGATTTCACATTCACCGCCTGCACATGCAGCAGCTGCGAGGGTATCAACATCTGTATACTTCTTTTCTGTTATATCTTCTTTCCAATCAATTTGTTTTAAATTTGATTGAATTTTTTTCCACTTATGTAATAGGTAAGCATCTTTTAAACAACCTTCTGAAGCTTTCTTATCTCCATCACAATAGTTATTTGCAAAGTTTTCAAATCTACGTACCCAATCTTTTCTAGCAGAATTTTCTGAAGACTCTACTGATAGATCTAAACCAAAACCTTGAGCAGTTGAACATGCATCCCATAGATTTGGATATACTTTAAGAGCATCAACTACTAAACCAGAAGCAAAGATTGAAGCATCGCCATATTTCTTAACCATAGTTTTGGAATCAATAACACCAGTATTCGGTGCTTGGTTATAATCTTTATCACCAGTCATTGCTAAAAATGAAATACCAGCAAAGGCATCACGATTTTCATATACGTATTTTTCTACGTCATCCCAATCATCTACAATAATAGTATTTGATACGTTATGTCTTATACCTTTATCTGCACAAAGATCTTCATTAGTCCCAGTTTCAACCCAATGCTTTTGAGCTTTCTTAACAAGTTCTAAATGCTTAATACCTAATAGATCGTCTTTATACATTGAACCTTTCTTAGGCAGTATTGGAAATGAAACAACAACATCTGTGCCAGTAGATGACCAAACAGATTCTTCTACCATATACGGATTTTGTTTCATAATAGCTTGTGTTATTTCAGATTCTTTATTCATTTGAACATTACGTATATACATATCAGAATGTTCTGCATGAATACCTGAGGCAGTTTGTAATAACACTGAAGCGTTACCACTTGGTTTTACACATGTTGTTCTTGCAGCAGGATTAATTTTAATAATGCTTGCAACTTCTTTATTAACTTCTTTAACAATCTCTGCACCTTTTTCAAGTATCTTTTCATTGAAAAGAATATCAGGATTATTCATCCATCCAGTGATTGATACACCAAGTAAAGCTTCTCTATCGAAAATCTTTTTTGATGTGTCTGATAAGAATTTAAAGTCTGTGTACCCAGCTTGTAGGGTACCGAGGATAGACGCTGCTCGACATGCCTTATAAA